CACACCGCTGTCGACATGGTTCTGGGCCGCTTATCTGCTGACGACGCAGACGCCGGGCATGTCGGCCCTGCAATTCCAGCGGCAGTTGGATCTGTCGCGCTACGAGACGGCGTTCACGCTGCTTCAATGGCTGTCGAAATCGGCTTCGCAGGCGAGGTAATAGCGGGTCGGCAACTGGCGCTGCTTGTCGGCGTCGAAGCATCTCTCGCGAAGAATCAGCCCGCGTTGTTCGAGGATCGCAAGATGTCGGTTGACGCTCGCGCGCGAAAGCTCGCTGCGGTCGACCAGATAGGCTTGCGTCGGGAAGCAGCCCTGCGCGGGGTTGTGACAATCGGCAAGATGCCAAAGGAGCACCTTGGTCGCCGCGTCGAGCCCGCGTTGCTGGATCGCCCAGTTGGTCGCGAAGTGGCTCATGGCGCCGCCGCCACGATTTTGCGCGAGCGAAAAGCCGCATATCGTTGGGTGAAGCGTTGGGTCTTGCCCGACGCCTTGCGCCAAGGGCGAAGCGCTCGACCGTGCAACGCTATGATATTGTTTTCTAAACCCCTGGTAGGCCGGGAGGGACTGCCTCAACTCAGCATAAACAAAGGCTTAGGTGAAAGTGGGGCAAATTTAGGGTCCTATGTAATCCGGGGAAATTCGTGGGGAGTGCCCCACCTTTTGGAGGGTTCAGCATGTAGTTCGCGGGGATGTTTCTGGCCGGCGCGTGGGCGTCGTGGGGGCTCATTCATTGGGCGGTCCGCGAGGGCTATTACGAGATCAAGTCCGAATGGGAACCGAACCGGGAGGCAATCGAGGACGACGTGCGTAAGCGTCATTCCGAGTTCGATACAAGAAATATCGACTTTGACCATTGACGTGCAATTAACTGCATGGCAGTATTCCTAGCGTAGAAACCGCCATGGAGGGTCTGAGTGAAACCGTCTTGCTTCGTAGTTGTCTGCAATGGTTACTTCGTCGACAAGGAGCTGCACCTTGTTCACCCTGACAACGCTTTGGGGTCGCGCGTGCGTTGCTTCCATACGAGCCCGATCATCGGGCAGGAACTTGTCGACGAGTTCAACGCGACCAATCCCAAATGGAAGGCCGAGATGAAGGAGGCCCGCGCCGCCTTCACGACCCACGATCTCGATGACGCCCTGTTGCAGCGCGTCGCCAATGCCAAGCGCCCCGAGCGCCCGAGACGGGAGGTGGCTTGATGGCCACTGGCATCGCTTATGAGCGCAGCACGCCGGGGGACCGCATCCGCCGCCTTCGCAAGAACGCCGATCTGGTCCAGCGCGAATTGGCCGACCGCGTCGATATGTCACGCCCGCTGATCGCCGCTTGGGAGAATGGCGACTGCACGCCGCGCCTTGACGAGTTCAAGTCGCTCGCCCGCGCGCTCAATACGACCCCCGAGTATCTGGCCTTCGGCCGCGTCGGCTAGGCAAGTCCTCGTTAGCCCGACGGCGTGCAATCAATTGCACGGCGGCGGTTCCCTCGCTAGGGTTCCACATAGGCCAAGACCAAGGAGGGCGAAATGGCCGCCAAGCATCAAGGACCGATCGCGCGCAACGCCAACATGCGTCGCCCGCTCAACCGCGCCCCGCGCGCCGTGAACACGGTCACGAGAGAACCGTCGTTCTTCGAACCCTTGGTCAACGTGATCAAGGACCTTCTCTACATCCTAAGGTAAGCATGACCGACGAGGAAAAGTCGCCCGATTGGAAGGGTTATGGCATCGACCAAGCGGTCGTCGAACAGTGGGTTCGCACGACGTTTGGCGACAAGATGTTCGAGAGCAAGGAGGAGCGCGCCGCGCGCGTCCTCGAAGAAGCTGTCGAACTGTATCAGGTGTTCGCGCCGGGCAATCGCGCCAAGGCGCACAAGATCGTCGACATGGTGTTCGACAAGAAGGTCGGCGAGCTGCACAACGAGATCGGTGGCCTGATCGTCACCCTGCTCGCCGTTTGCGGCAACGAGGGGCTGCGCCTCGACGAGATGGCTAATAAGGAGATCACCCGCATCAAGAGCCTGCCCGGCGACGGCTTCCGCAAGAAGCAGCGCGACAAGGCTGACCTCGGCGTGTCCATGCGCGCCGAGTGAGGGTTGACTTGCCTGACATTGTGCAATTAACTGCACGTCCCCTAACAACGAATGGAGCTGTATATGAGGAAGACCCTCGCGTTGTCGCTTGCGCTCAGTGTTGCGTTGAACTCGCAAGCCATGGCTGATCCGATTTCGGATTTCATGACTGGCGTGTTCGGCGGCAAGGCGCACGCGGCGCAGTCGGGCCGCCTTAGTCGGCACGGCGTTGGGCGGAAGACGTCCCTCGTGCACCCTCGCCCGCATGGTTCCGGCACGATGAAGGCGTCGTGGTATGGCGGCGGGCCTCGCTGGATGGAGCCAAACACCCACACCGCCAATGGAGAACGCTTCAACAGATGGGGCCTCACGGCCGCGCACCGGACCCTCAAGTTCGGGACGCTGCTCAACGTCTGTTACGTGCGTTGCGCCATCGTCCGCATCAATGATCGCGGTCCCGCCGCTTGGACAGGGAACGCGCTCGACCTCTCGCGCGGCGCGGCGACAGCGATTGGCCTGATCGGGGCCGGCACCGGCTTCGTGCAGGTCGCGCAGGTGAACTGATCAAAAGGAAAGGCGTGTGGCTATGCACGCTTTCTCCTTTTTGTTACCTTAGGGAAAAGGATAGTTGTCGTCGTTCAGCCGCCCTGTTAAGAACCCGGCCTGCGGGGGGTCATGTTCCGTAAAATCAGTGTGTTGGTATTAGATCAGTAAGGAGACTGGCTATGTTCGGGGAAGTTCGGAAGCGGTGTGCTGTTAAGCGTTTAGTGTGTGGCTCATTCGGAGCGGCTTGGGCAATAGAACCGCCACAAGTGCACCCTTACTTCAAGCAAGCGATGCTGTTGTTGTATAGTTTAGGTCACGGGCCTAATGTCGTCCGGCATTATCCCGAAGCAACGCACGAGTTTATGCTCTATCGCGTCAGCCCTGCGACCACGATAGACTTCAAAAAGAACTTGTGGGAGCAGCGCCATGTCTCGCCGATACTGCCGACCCGCGCCGGCTTTCAAATCGTGGCTTCGTCCGACGCCGAGGCGTTCGGGGTCGTGGACGCGATTGCTGAGAAGGTGCTGAGCTTGGAGCTCGTGCCGCTCGTCGCCGAGGAGCTCCAGCAGCAGGTGCCTCGTGGCAAGATGATCGTCGAGCCTGAGTTCGAGGATTACGCCATGCAAGGCAAGATGTCGGCGACCTGTCCGCCGCCCGTCAGCCCGCATATAACCGCGCGCATAGCCCGCAACGCTCACCGCGTTCATTGAGCACGTCGCAACCAAAAGGGGCGGTCATTCCAGACCGCCTTTTTTGCAATTAATGGCCAACGTAGGAAGGACATTAATGACCACCATATCCGCCACCAGTATCGCCTCTTCGGTCGGCAAGTTGACCGGCGACCGCGTCGACACCTTGTTGCTGCGCTATCCGCGTTGGATACACGCCGAGGGCCGCACGCACCGCCTCATGAGCCTTGGCGAGGATTTCGAGATTTCCGTCCCGACGCCGAGCTTGATGGAAGACCCGAACCTGTCGCGCAACGCCAGCTCGTCCCGGGCGATCCCCGTGTCCCGGCTCATTCAGGACGTGCTCGACGATCCGGCCGTCCCGCTGTTTTGGGGCAAGAACCAGAAGGGGATGCAGGCCGGCGAGGAGCTATCTGGCAACGCCCTGAGCATGGCCAAGCTGCATTGGAACGACGCGATGCGCCATGCGATTGACCACGCGCAGGCTCTCCATGAAGACGGTGCACACAAGCAGCTCGTCAACCGCCTGCTGGAGCCGTTCTCTCATATTACAGTCGTGTGCACGTCCACGAACTGGTCGAACTTCCTTCACCTTCGCGACCACGCGGACGCCGAGCCCCATATCCGCATCCTCGCGCAGGAAGTCAGGAAGGCGCTGGAAGGCGCTACGCCGCAGGTGCTCTACCCCGGCGACTGGCATTTGCCGTTCGTGAACGTGACCGACGAGCATGGTGTTGAGCCCTTGGCGCTCAGCGGTGGTGAAGCCTTGCAGAACGCTATCAAGCTCTCGGTCGCCCGTTGCGCCTCGACCAGCTATAAGACCGTCGACGGCTTCGACATGACGATCGAGCGCGCCGTGGAGCTGCATGACAAGCTGGTCGCTCAAGACCCGTTGCACGCCAGCCCTTGCGAGCATCAATGCTCCCCGGACCAGCTCGATTGCACCACTGGTCAATACGAGCACCCCGAGAAACACGGGAACCTGCGAGGTTTTGTCCAATACAGGAAGACCTTGTCCGGTGAGCGTCGTTAGGTTATAACGTCGCGATGCAGTTAATTGCACGGCGCGCAAGGAGGCCCAAGTGACCAGCCCGATCTTCAAATTTGGCGGCAAAGTCTATAACGACCTGACCGAGTTCGGTCCTTATACGCAGATGCCCTACGCGAAGTTCTCGGCGCTCGCCACGGACGGCTCGACCTTCGACATCCCGCGCGCCGTGTTCGCCGACGCGGCCGGCACCGCCACCGTCGTCGACGCCTACGGCAACACGCTGACCGGTTTCCCGCTCAACAAGGGCGAGAACCGGATTTGCATTTCGGCCATCTCGTCCCTGAGCGGCACCACGAAGGTGTGGGGGGCGTTCTAAGCCACGCCCGCGCTAAGGAGTATCTCGCATGAGGGTCGAATACAGCCAGAGCGCCGCGAACACTGACGCCTTCGCCTTGATCGCGGAGGGTTGGAACGATCTGGTCCAAGAAGGGCACACGCCCGACCAAGACGCGATCTCTCCGGTCGGCCCCGGAGACGAAGTTCTCTACGCTATCAGCAAGGACGGCGACATTGTGGGCGTGCTGACCTTCAAGGTCGGCGAGCGGCCCCGCGTCGCGCGCATCACCCTCGCCTACGTCGAGCCATCCAGCCGCAGGCGCGGCGTCTTCAAGGACCTCGCGTCCGAATTGCGCCGGCTCTGCAAGGAGCGAGGGCTCGCGCGCATTGACTGCTTCATCTCCCCTCAGAACGACCTCGCTCAATACGCGGCGAAGGAGCTCGGCGGCTACCCGCAGGCCGTCGTGGTCTCGGTTCCCGTCTGAGCCTTGGAGCCCTGTGATGGCGCAACCGAATTTTTGGGGGGGTCTGATCTCGCAGTTGCGCGAGGAGCAGAAAATCTCCCAAAGGACGCTCGCGGCGCGGGCTAAGGTTCACCGGGCCACGCTGCGCCGGATCGAGGACGGCTCGACGTCCAGCGACATTGACACGATGGAGCGGCTCCTCAACTACCTCGGCTATGAGCTGGAAGCCCTTGAGCGCACGTCGATGTCCGACCGGTTGCGTCTGCAAAGCCAGCTCGAAGAGAACGCCGCGCGCCGCGCCGCGCTCGACGCAAAACGCTTGTTGACCATGGATTTCGGTTTGCTGTCTCGGACCTGAGTGCTAGAGTGCAGTTAGTTGCACGTAAACCAAGGAGGGTCGCACGTGAACCGGGCTCAGAAAAGCGCAACGAGGATATTTCGAACTGGACCCCGAGACGCGGGTCGACAGAATGGCGACGGCACAACACAAGGGAGGCCGCCCATGACGATGGAAGATTTTCTCCGCGAGGTCCTCGCGATAGCGAACGAGAAATTCCCTGAGCATCGCGTTTTGCTGCTTGGCTCCACGGACCTCGACAACGGCAGGCAAGCCGAGGCCACGATCATGACGAACATGGAGCAGGACGAGGTCGACCTGATGTTCGCCACCTTCCGCCGTGATGGCGTAGAGCTCGAAGACGACGTCGAGGTCGAACACTTGAGGTCGCACTAATGGCCATCAAGATCATCTCGTTCGGCTTCAAATACGGCAAGGCCCCTCCCGATGCCAAGGTCTTCGATTGCCGCCCTCTCGACAATCCGCACCACGTCACCGCGTTGCGCGACCTGACCGGCCTTCATGAGGACGTGGCGGCGTTCGTGCTTAGCGACCGCGCCGCGAAGGACCTAGCCAGTAGGGCCGTTGTCGACGCACAGGATGGCGACACGCTTGCTTTCGGTTGCGTCGGCGGTCGACACCGTTCCGTTGTTCTCGCCGAGAAGGTCGCCACCACCTTGGCCGCCTTCGATTACGAGGTCGAGGTCGAGCACACCGCTATGAAACACTAGCATATCTAAGGAGGGACGAATGGCGCAGTTGTCCGCGCAAAGCATAAGCAAGCTATGCAAGCCCACGAAATGGTTCGGGTTGCGCGAGCAGCAGCCGATGATCGTGCCATTCGTGCCCGAGAAGGTCGTCACGCGCGGCAAGAGCTTCGGCCTGTCCGCCGCGTCCTATGACGTGCGGATCGCTCACGACTTGACGCTCGGCGTCAATCCCGGCGTCATCGTCGAGAAGCACGTGCGCCGATACGGCCTAAGCGCCTCGAAGGAGCACTATCTCCAGCAGGCGCTCGCCGCCAACGAGCCTTATCACGCGCTGGCGCATACGATCGAAGACTTTTACATGCCCGACAATGTCGTCGGTTACGTTTGCGACAAGAGTAGCTACGCCCGCGTGTTCGTGACGGCGTTCAACACGCTGTTCGACCCGGGCTTCAAGGGCAACGCCACACTCGAACTCGTGAACCTCGGGTATGAGCCTGTCGAGATCATGGCCGGCGACCCGATTTGCCAGTTCACGTTCCACTGGCTCGATAAAACGACCGACCGCCCCTATGCTGGAAAATACCAGCACCAGAAGAAGGTGGCGACGCCGGCTCGTTTCGAGCGCGAAGACGGGTCTTGGACTTAACCAATACTTGCAGTTAATTGCGCGGACGGGCTAGACGACTTGGCCTGCCCGTGCGAGGATTACGGTAGAAGCTCAAGGAGGGGCGCGTGGTGAAAGTCTATACGGTCGGTCATTCCAATCATGGCCCGGAAAAGTTCGTCGGCCTACTCAAGCAGCATGGGATCACGATGTTGATCGACGTGCGCTCCAAGCCCCATTCGCGGATGCCGTGGTTTCAGCGCGACCGCCTCCTCAAGCTGATGGAGGAAAGCGAGATCGGCTACAAATATGGCGGTATGGTGCTCGGCGGTATGTGCGGCCATCTCGTCGGCTCCCCGCTGTTCATCTCCAAGATGGAGACTGTGCTGGAGCTGGCGGCCGGGCAAGGCGTGGCGCTCATGTGCGCCGAGGGCAAGCCGAACGAGTGTCACCGCGCCGGCAAGTTGACCGCGTTCCTTCACCGCAACCATCCGAAAGTCGAGACACGGCACATTCTGACCTCTGGCGAGACGATTTCCGCCAAGGAGTTCGAACCCAAGGTCAACGTCAACGTGCGCTGGAAGGAATATGCGCCGAATTGGACGCCCGACCTGCTTGCGACGCTTGACAAGAAGTGAAGTTAATGGCACACGGAGACAACGCGGGTGCCGCAGCGGCGCGGCTTTCCCTTTCCCGGGGAAATGGTGGTTTCGATGCTCACCACCCGCTCCAAACCTTCCTCGACAATTTGCCGAACTCGCGTTACGCCATGCCGAATTGCGGCGCGGCGGCTTTCGCTTTTTCGCCCTTGAACGCCCTTCCCAAGATCGCCCTCGGCAAGTGGGAGGTCTTGGCGGATGACGGCGTTATGATCCTAAAGTCGAAGGACGGCGTGCATCGCGTCATGCCGACAGGCACGCGCGAGCAGTATTATCACGCGCTATGCTCCATGCTGGCGCACGGCGAGGCGCTGGCGCTCGTCCCCGAGTGGGCCGCGACCGTCTTCAAGCGCCATTACACGGTCAAGAAGCAACACGAGGAGTATATCTTCTCGACCGACGACGTCTTGACCCTGCCGGGCGCGCGTCTTCGCCAGCTGCGCGGCAATGTGAACAAGGCGAGCAAGCTCTGTTCAGTCGAGTTCTATACGGGCGACGGCGGCGACGCCGAGTATCTGGCACTGAACGCCAAGTGGTATCGGCAGAACGCCGGCCTCAAGTTCAGGACATACGACAAGACGTCGATCGACTGGTTGCTCAATAATTGGCGCGCGATCAAGGACACGGTTCCCGACGCGGCGCTGTTCGGCGTTCGCGAGCGCGCGACTATGCAATTAATTTCACTTAATCTCGGTTGTGTGTTATCGACCGGAACGTGGACGGCCTACACGCAACGCTTCGACCGCGAGGCGAAGGTGAAGGCGGCGAACACCCTCGGCAAGCTGTCGCTGGCCACGGTGTTTTCCGGTTTGCCCGAGGAGAACAACGGGACGGCCGACACGAAGACCATTCGCGAGAACAAGGAGAGGCTCGCGATCCGCAGGCAACCCTTTTTCACGGTGACGAAGTGAGTTCATTCGATCTGATCGGCAAAGGCTTGCTCCCGTTCATGGGCGGGATGCGGCGCTTCATCCCGTTCCTGTTCAACGCCGCGCGCGAGGTCGTTCCCGAGGCCGAATGGCACAAGTGGAGCTACCTCGACATGACCTGTGGAAGCTGCGCCGGCTCGGCCGCGTTCGGCTTCTACGGCATGAGCGTCACCGCGAACGATCTCGCCATGCGCTCCTATATCCCGGCCAAGGTCATCTTCGGCAAGGCGCGCTCCCGGCCCGCCGTGTTTCGCAAGATCATCATGGCGGCGCAATGCGCGGACCTCGTGCCCGAGGGCAAGAAGCCGGGGTTTCAGTTGATCCCCAAGCACTTGCACCCGCTCGCCTGCAACATGTTCGACGCCCTCTATTACGCCAGCGAGCGCGGCGACGTGTCTGAGGCCGAGGCGGATTATTACCGCTACATGGCCATTCGATGGGTCTTGTTGAACAAGAACTATATGTATTTCCTCAAGGTTCCGACGTTCGACCTGAGGCAGCTGCGTGTCCAAGGCAAGCCTTGGGAGAAGGTCGTCGACGTGATCACGAACCCGCTCCCGGCCTTGACGAAGGTCGCGCGCGACGTCGATCACCTGATCCACGCCGAGCAGTCCGCCCGTCACCAACGCGAGCCGCTCATCATGCGCGGCGATTGCCGGCAGAACATCAAGAACGTGCAATGGGACCGGCCGAGCTTCGTCGGCTTGAACCCGCCGACCATTGGCAACAGCACGTTCATGCAGTCGAACCGCGTCCTCGACACGCTGCTGTTCAACGAGCCTCAGCCGCAGGACGACGACATGATGCCCGGCGACCTCTGGCGCTCATTGATCCTCGACACGACGGAGCACGTGCCGCCCGGCCATTACGTGTTCAGCTTCGTCGGCGACGGCGCGCTGACGTGGGAGGAAGGTTGCGAGCAGGTCTTCGCCAAGGTCGGCCCGATCATCAAGGAATGGTCGTTCCCGTGGCATGGCAACGCGGACAAGAAGGCGGGCCTCGTCCTGCTACGGAGGGCCTGATGCTGGCTAAGCGCCGTCTCGACAAGATCAGCGACCAGAACCGTTGGCTGCGCGAACTGTGCGGCTTCGAGGAGCAAGCCCTCGCGATGGTTCGCCCGGTCGATCTCGCGACCATGGAGCCCGAGATCATCGAGTGCCGTAAGGGCGACGCCAACGTCATGTTCAATTACTGGCGAGCGGTGTTGTCGTCGGAGCCTCAGGGTAAGAGCTATTCGTGGTATGGCCGCTCGGCGTCGTTCTTGGTTCGCGACAGGGTGAGCGGGGGCTTCCTCGGCGTGTTCGCTATCTCTGACCCGCCGAACACGCTCAAGCCGATGCTGCGGCATTTCAAATGGGACGAGAATGAGGAAGCGCGCCTTGCGCGCCAGCATCAGGCGCTGATGCTGCGCCGCTGCTTGCCGATTTACGAGTTCGGGCAGATGACCGGTGGCAAGCTGTTGGCGCTCGCGGCGACCAGCCAAGAAGTGCTGCGCCTCTTCGAACTCAGGTATTCGTTCCAGTTCGTCTATTTTCTGATCCGCACGTTGCACGGAAAGTCGAGCCAATACAACCGGCTCCAGCAGCGCGGCATCGAGCTGATCGAGGTCGATGCCGAGAACAAGGGCTTCTACGGCATGGAGCTGCGCAAGAAGGCGCTGGCCTACATGCGCGAGGGCACGCCCTACGGCAAGACCGCCATGCATAAGCTCGGCGATCAGGTCGACTATTGGAAGGACCGTTGGCTCAATGCTCGCGTGCAGAGCACCGGCAACCCGTCCCTGATCACCCCCGACCCCGAACGCTATCGCTTGTCGAACCAGCTCGACAGCAAGCGCATGACCCCGGCCGCGATCGAGGCCGCAGAACTGGAGAAGAAGAATGGCGATGACGGCGCAGTTGAGTAAGGCGGAAGTTCACGACCCGGACGCGATCGACTTCCGCATGGTGTCGATCGACGAACTGACGCCGTTCGCTGGAAACCCGAATGACATGGAGGCCGAGTTCTTCGAGGCCATCGTGTCGCAGGTCAAGGACGAGGGCATGAACCAGCCCATCCTCGTGCGGCCCGATCCGGTCGCCGAGGGGCGCTTCGTGATCGTCGACGGCGAACACCGCTGGAAGGCGGCGAAGATCGCCGGCCGCAAGAACATCGCCATCATCGTCGTGCCGTTCGACGAGAAGACCGCCAAGGTGCGGACCCTGTCGATGAACAACTTACGGGGCCAGAACATCCCGATCAAGTTGGCCCGCTTGCTGGTCGACCTTCACAAGGAGTTCTCGCCCGCCGACGTTCGCAAGATGACCGGTATCGGCGAGGAGGATCAGACCTCGGTGCTCGAACTGCTCAAGGTTCCCGACTTCAAGCCGAGCGATGGCGTCAAGCTGTCGGCGGCGGACGTGGAGCGCCCGATCACCGTCACCATCGGTCTGTTGCCAGACGAGCACGGCCCCTACACGCACGCGATCAAGAAGGCGATGAAGCTGATGGGCGACGACGTGGTCGCGCTGGTCGGTCATGAGGTCGCCGATTACGATCAGGCGATGAAGGCTTCGATGGGCGTCGCCGGGGCCAAGCTCCGCAACGTGGCGCTCGCCATCATCTGCGAGACCTTCAATCACCTGCCCAAGGACCAGCTCCTCGCCGCCGCGCAGGCCGCGCACAAGAAGATTTACGACAAGCTCGCGCAGGACGCCGAGCACAAGGAGGCCAAGAAGCAGGCCGCCGACAAGGCGCACTAAGGAGGCAGCGGGGATGGCGAGGATCACGATCAGGAAGAAGACCGTCGGCAAGAACGAGCTCAAGAAGCTCGGCACCAAGGCCGATGCGGCGCTGCTTCCCCCCAAGATCACCATCCCCGACGACCCGACATTCGTTCGCGAGGGCGATGACAAGGAGCTGCACGACGAGCAGCAGGTGCTTCGCGTCGAAATTCTGATGACGAAGGGCATCCGCAATCGCCGGCAGCTCACCACCTTGCTGAACATCAAGGACCTCAAGACAACCGACCGTTACATCGCCCGCGTGCACGCTCGTTGGGAGATGAACGGGACGCAGCAGGATCACGCCCGCAGTCGCGGCGAAGGCCTCAACCGTCTGGACTTGATCGAAAGCGAATTGTGGTCCAAATTGCAGAACCAAGGAGATGATCGCATCTCGGTGTCCATCCTGAACACGATCTTGCAGGTTCAGAGACAGCGAAGCGAGATGCTTGGACTGACGCCCAAGGTCATCGAGCGCATCGGGAGCATTGAAGCCGAAGGTGCGACTTTCACGCGGCAGGCTATAGCCCACGACCGTTTGACGATGCTCGCTCAGCGCATGATGTCGCTGATCGAGGACCGCGCGAAGACCATTGATCAGGTGCCTAATGAAAACCGGACGTCCGACATACAGCCGAGTGACGGATAAGGACCTCGACTTCATCGCTCAGCAGTTGCTGGAAGAGTTCGCCGACGACTATCCCGAGGACCTCGACATGGTCTTGTCGTGGATCAAGGAGGCCGCGACCGGCCGCGACGCCATCATGCGTCTCGCCAAATTCAAATATCCGCCTGTCGGGCCGCGCGAGTTCATCGAGAGCAAGGCTTACATGGACAAGGTCGGCGTGCTTTGGCCAAGGGTGATGGACGAGTTCGAGGAGATGAACTCGGGCAAATATACGGAGAGTGTGCTGACGGGCGGCATCGGCGTCGCCAAGACGACCATCGCCCTCTACAGCCAAGCCTATCAGCTCTACCAGCTGTCGTGCCTGCGCAACCCGCACGAGGAGTTCGACCTCGACCCCTCGTCCGAGATCGTCGTCATTTTCCAGTCGCTCAACGAGAAGCTGGCCAAGGACGTGGACTATGCGCGCTTCCGCGACATGCTCGCCAACGCGCCCTATTTCCGCCGCCAGTTCCCGTTCGACCGGTCGCGCGAGAGCGAGATGCGCTTTCCGAACCGGATCGTCGTCAAGCCGGTGTCGGGCCAAGACACTGGCGCGATCGGCCAGAACGTGATTGGCGGCATCATCGACGAAATCAACTTCATGGCCGTCGTCGAGAACTCGAAGGTCAACAAGGACGGCGCGACATACGACCAAGCGGTCCAGAATTACAACTCGATCGCCCGCCGCCGCGAGAGCCGCTTTATGCAGAAGGGGACGCTCCCGGGGATGTTGTGCCTCGTCTCGTCTCGCAACGACCCCGGTCAGTTCACGGACGTCAAGGAGATCGAGGCGCGCACGAACCCGCGCATCTTCGTCTATGCCAAGCGCCTGTGGGACATTCGGCCCGAGCGGTTCACGGGCGACAAGTTCCGCGTCTTCATCGGCGACGAGACCCGCAAGCCGCGCATCCTGCTCGACGAAGAGGTCGCCTCGACCGAGGACCAGCCGCTCGTGATGGCGATCCCGACCGAGTATAAGGCTTCGTTCGAGAACGACATGCTGCGCTCGCTGCGCGACGTGGCCGGCGTCTCGACGCAGGCGCTACACCCCTTCATGTTGAACACGGACGCGGTCGCGAAGTGTTTCGGCGTCGTGCAATCAATTGCATCTCGTGACGACGTGGACTTCGCCGACACCAAGCTGCAAATCCTTCCCGACCGGATCGTCAACCCGGACGAGCCGCGCTTCGCCCATATCGACTTGTCGATCAGCAAGGACAGCTGCGGCGTCAGCATCGGCCACATTTCGCACTTCGAGCACGTCAATCGCGGCGACCACGTGGAGCCGCTCCCGGTCATTCGTTTCGACATGCTGCTTGAGGTCCGCCCGCCGCGCGGCGGCGAGATCATTTTCGACAAGATCAGGCGCTTGCTATATGTGTTGCGCGACGACCTCAAACTGCCGCTCAAATACGTTTCGTTCGACCAGTTCCAGTCCAAGGACAGTATGCAAATCCTGCATCAGGCCGGCTTCATGGTCGGCTACCGCTCGATGGACACGGACACGTGGGCATACGACATGACGAAGCAGGCGTTCTATGACGGCCGCATCCTCGCGCCCGAGCACCAGAAGGCGCAGTCGGAGATGGTTCGCCTTGAGATCGACCACAAGAAGCACAAGATCGACCATCCGCCGAACGGCTCGAAGGACGTGGCCGACAGCATGGCCGGCGTCGTCATCGGGCTCACCATGCGCCGCGAGCTATGGGTGCGCCACAAGATACCGCTGAACCGCATCCCCAAGTCGATCGCCGACGCCAAGGCCGAGCGGCCCGCCGTCAAGGACCAGTCCTATATGGACACGATCCGCAAGGCGCGCGGCGTGGTTCCGAAGGAAAGCTACGATGAAGCGGTATGAGTTCGGCAGCTCAACGCTAACGCTGGAGCGGCTCAAGACGCTTTTGCACTACGACCCCGAAACGGGGTTGTGGACTTGGCGCGTGAACAAGGGTCGAGTGAAGGCCGGAAGCATTGCCGGGTGTTCGACGCGCGGGTATTGGGTTTTGCGCGTTGATCAGCACAACTACCTCTCGCATATTCTCGCGTGGTTCTACATGACCGGCGAGTGGCCCGAGCATGAGGTCGATCATCGCGATCTCGACAAAGGCAACAATCATTGGGACAATCTAAGGCCAGCCACGGACGTGCAACAAGAGTGGAACAAACCGCCGTCTAAAGCTCGCCCTAATACGCAGACCGGATTTGTTGGTGTGTATCAAACGAAGGGCACGATCTACGCTCGAATACAGACCAACGGGGAGCGCGAGTATATGGGTCCGTTCTCTACGTTCGAGGAGGCGGCGTTGGCCCGCGAAAAGCGCGCTAGGGAATTGCGTGGGGAGTTCTATCGTGGCACGCTATAGCTTCTCAAGCGACACGAACCAGCGCGTGTTCACGGACGAGCTCGACCGCGCCAAGGTGCCCTACGGCGTCGCCGGCTATGTCGTCACCGTCCACGACGCGACCGATTGGGCCACGCGGACCGCGCAGGACCTCGGCGGCACGGAGCTGCCCGAGCGCGACGACGCTCACTCGACCACGGGCGTCGACCCGTTCCTCGACATTCACGCCACCGCGCACCGCGCCGTCGCGGAGACGCCCTACCTCGACGTGAGCAACCAGATTGACAGCCAGAAGCCGCAGCTCAAGTCTGTGAAGACCAAGCGGCGCAAGACACGGAGCCAGCCATGAACCCGAACGAGATCAAGACCCGTGACGCCGACGTCGTCGAGCGCGCCCTGCCCGCTCATATGCTCGTGCTGATGGCTGAGCAGTGTATGAAGGCCGGCTATGAGTTCCGGTCTGACGTGCTGCATCGCTTGAACATGGCCGCCGCCGCGCCACTGGCCAAGTGCGATCAGCTCAGCATCGCGCGCCTCGCCAAGCGCATCGACGATTGCGCCGTGACCTTGCTGCGCGACCTCTCCCCGGATGATCCGCGCCACGGGCTCTACGCTTGCGCCATGTTCGCGCTGTCGCTCGTCTCGGAAGGCCGGATCGAGGACAAGCAGAACCAAGCCGTGCTCGTCTCGTTGCTGCTGATCGACGACCTCAAGGACGAGAGCAAGGACACGGCTGGCAACGGCGCGGTCTGGAAGTTCGAGGAGCAGCGGCTCGTGGCCGAGGCCAAGAAGCTGATTGGCAAGTCCGTCCTGATGGGGCTCTACCCTACTCGAACGATGCAGTTAATTGCGTCATGACCAATCACACGAAGCCCGAGGCGAGATTTTGGTTGAAGGTCAACATGTCGGGTGGACCCGATGCTTGTTGGCCGTGGTTGGGTTCGTGCAATGACGACGGCTACGGACGTTTTGGTTTCGACGGTCGCGTAGGCAGAGCACATGTGTTCGCGTTCACTCGCGAACATGAGCTTCCCCACGGCATGATCGTCTGCCATTCCTGCGACAACCCGCCTTGCTGCAACCCGGGCCATTTGTTCTCCGGCACGCATCGGGTGAACGCTTTGGATCGGGAGCGCAAGATGCGCCGCATACTCAAACTCACCTTGGATCAAGTCTCGGCAATTGTGTCAGACCCGCGCGCCGCCACGGTTATCGCCGCCGATTATGGCGTGTCGGCCCATCACGTGCGTCGTTTGAAACGTCGTGGCGGCTGGACGAAGACGCTGCAATTAATTGCATCATGAGGCCGATTTGGTCTTGTATTCTTCCGGGTTCCAAGTAGTATGAAGTTGTCACGGAATACATGGAGGTTGAAGTGACCAAACGCATCTATAAATTCTCGGGTTCTACTTGCGAGTGGACTGGTGACGAAAAAGCCGCCAAGACTATCCTCGGCGGCAAGGGCGCTGCGCTCGTGAAGATGGCCAAGGACGGCATGAACGTGCCGCCCGGCTTCACGATCACCACGGAGATTTGCAACGCCTACCGCGCGTCGAACTCCAAGGACGTTTTCATCGCCGGCCTGATGGAAGAAGTCGTCCAGAACATGGAGTGGTTGCGCGAGCAGTTCGGCTTCATGCCGCTGGTCAGCGTTCGCTCGGGTGCGCCGGTTTCCATGCCGGGCATGATGGACACGATCTTGAACGTCGGCCTGACGACTGAAACCGCGCAGGCTTGGGTCGAGCGCATCGGCCATCGCGCCGCGCGCGACAGCGAGCGCCGGTTGATCCAGATGCTCGGTTCGACCGGCTACGGCGTCCCGCATGAGGTCTTCGAGTTCCAGCTCGCCAAGGCCAAGCAGCATTACGGCGCGAAGCAGGACACTGATCTCGATGGGTCGCAGCTGGCGCACGTTTCCGACCTCTATCTCGCCGCCTTCGAGCAGAACAAGGGTCACAAGTTCCCGAGCAATAATTCGCTGGAGCAGCTGCGGGTCGCCATCAAGGCGGTCTTCGATAGCTGGATGAACCCTCGCGCGATCGAATATCGCAAGCTGAACAATATCAGCGAGGACATGGGGACCGCCGTTAACGTGCAGGCGATGGTGTTCGGCAACATGGGCGACGACAGCGGCTCGGGCGTGCTGTTCACGCGCGACCCGTCGACCGGAGCGCAGGGCGTCATGGGCGAATATCTGACCAACGCCCAAGGCGAGGACGTGGTCGCCGGTATTAGGACCCCGTTCGACCTTCACAAGTTCAGCGGTTACGGCTGGTATGCCGAACTGATGCACGTTTGCGAGAAGCTCGAAGCGAGCTACCTCGATATGGTCGACGTCGAGTTCACGGTCCAGCAGGGCAAGCTGTTCATCCTCCAGAGCCGCAGCGGCAAGCGCAGCGCCCGCGCCGCGTTCAAGATCGCCGCCGACCTGTGGCAAGTTGGTGTGATCAAGCACGACGAGGTCTTCAAGCGCCTGACGGTCGAGCAGTTCAAGACCGTCCGTCGCCCGACGATCGACCCTAAGTTTAAGCTGAACGCTGATTGGATCGGCCTCCCGGCTTGCCCGGGCGTCGTGACCGGCAAGCCTGTGTTTTCGTCGGACGATGCAGTTAATTGCAGCGAGCTCTGTATCCTGATCACGCACGAGACCAGCCCGAACGATATTGCCGGGATGGCCAAGGCGGTCGGCATCCTGACGCAGACCGGGGGAGCCACCAGCCATGCGGCGGTCGTCGCCCGCGCGATGGACAAGGCTTGCGTGGTCGGTTGCACCGAGCTCGACATGGATCACTTGAAGAAGCACGCCAAGAAGGTCACGATCGACGGGTCGACCGGCAAGGTGTGGGTCGACGTGGACGTTCCGGTGATCGACAGCTCGGACGCCGAGGAAGTCGCCCTGATCGGTCGGATCGCGCTGGCTCATCTTGAGGTTCCCGAAGCGACCCCGGTCGATCTGGACGTCGGGCACGCACAGGTCATCTTCGCCGCCCATTGGTGGGGCAGCACGGACGCGCTGGACGCCGTGTTGCACGGCATCAAGGGGAATTACGGCAGCAGTTACATCAAGCTGGACACCACGGCCCCTTCGCAGTTCGCGCAGGAGAGCGACAAGCTGCTGGCCAACTGCTTCGGCGAGATCGAAGACGAAAAGCCCTTCCTCGCCGCCATCCTGAACAAGGTCAACGAGACGGAAGAGCTTGACGGCCTGACGGTCGGCAGCGGCTACACGGCGTATCCGACCGATTACGCAGTCTTCAAAGTTCTGGCCAAATAGGCTAGAACTGTGCAATCAATTGCAAAGGAGTTGAACCCTATGCCCCTAGTGCTCTCGCTGCGCGTCGGTCAGGACTTCTACGTGGGCGATGAACAGGTCGTCGTCCACAAGGTCCACGATCCTCGCCGGTTCGAGTTGAGGGTCGTGCGCACGGACCGGGTTTTCGGCATCTCGGACAAGGAGGCCGTCGAGATATTCGATGACGTGTTCGTGTCGGCTGGCGACCGCCCGCAGAATGGTCTTGCCCGGGTGGCGATCGACGCCCCGCGAGAGATCGAGATTTTGCGCGGCGAACGCTACCGGGGAGAGGAGAAACCCGAGCCCGTCGACGGCGGCGAGGCGACCGTGAAGTTCGCGAAGGGGAGCCAAATATGGGGTTCAAGGAGTTTCAGGTGAGCGAAGGCGCTGTCGCCCGGGGCCGGGCCATCGGCCTCTACGGCGACACGAGCAAGCGTCTCGCGCGCATGGCGCGGCGGTCCGCCCCCTTCACGGGCGCGGCTGGCAATCGCCGGTTCAACGATTTCGTTTTGACCACGGAAGGTCAGAGCGTGGTTTGGGTCGAACGTCTCGACCCGCAACAGGCTGCATGAGCCATGGAGGGCAAAATGGGACTTGATATTGCTGCTGGACCGAACGGGCATCTGCCGCTCAATTTCGGTTGGCGCGGCGCGTTCAAGAAGGTCAAGATCGCGGGCGGGCCGTATGACTTCTTCCCGCATGAGACGAAGGGCGCTTTCGGTGTCTGCGTCCGCGCCGAGCGCGTCGACCCCTCGAAGGTCGATCTGCACTTGCCGATCGGGGACTTCTCGGTGCCGCGCGACGCCGCCGAGGTTCGCCGCGTCATCGTCGAAACGCTGCGCGTCGCCTTAAAAGGTCACGACGTCTACGTCGGCTGCATGGGCGGCTGGGGCCGCACGGGCTTGTTCCTCGCGTTGCTGGCCAAGGCCGCTGGCGTCAAGGACCCGGTCCGCTACGTGCGCGAACATTACTCTAAGCGCGCGGTCGAAACGAAGGAGCAGCAGCAATACGTCGAGCATTTCGATGTTGGCCCGCTGCCACGCGACATGTTCGTCGCCGCTTGGCGCAATCGCTTCTTCGAGGCGTTCGGACTGCGTTAAGCCTACGGGCCGTCTGTTGCAATTAATTGCGCTGACGGCCTTGTTTTCCCCGGGTTTCGTGGGAGAATGTAGATAGTCGCTGAAAACAGGAGGTTTATGCGATGGCGCTTACGGACCCACAAAACACGTTGGCCTACCACAACTCGCGAGTGCTCACGTCGCACCGCAACATGCGCCACGTGCATTGCGCGAAGGTCGCCGCCGCGCTGCAAGCGTTCCGCGACAAGGACCAGCACAAGGACACGGTTCCCGAGACAGAGGCGCTTTGGTTCTACGGCCTGAACCACGGCATGGCGCTGATCGGCGCGAACCGCGCGCCTCTGGAGCCCCTGAGCGATTGGGAGAACGAGTTCGTCCGTCTCTATCACGAGAAGATGGCCGAGCAGGCCGTGCGGGCGTTCTATTATCTGTTGTGGATTTGCATCCGCGAGAGCCGGCACAATCAATCGCTCGCCAAGGACGCCCCCAAGATGAAAGAGCTGTTCGGCGATGCGGTCACGAACTTCACGGTGTCGATCAAGGGCGGCGAGAGCGGCATCTCGGCCGCCTTCGTGACGAACCCGCCAAACGCGACCATCGGCACCTATGTCGACTGCTTGAAATGGCAGTTCTATAATTGCAAATGGAACGGCGGTTACGGCGGCATGAAGTGGGGCATCGTGACCGACTGTCTGTCGCGCTTCGTCGACGGCGAGTTCACGGCCGAAATGATGCTCGATACCATCTGGACGCTGAGCCACAATAACGGCCCGATCTTCAACAAGGGCGAATTTTTTGGGCATTATTCACCCAATCTTATCCGTATCTTAGACGTGCAGCGGTCGGGGCAAATCCCCGAGGCGGTGCTTTGCGACGTCAAGGTCGCCGCCTACGCCCCGTCGATGCTGGTCAACAGGACGGGCGAGTTGCGCAAGCAGTTCCCCGGCAAGCTCGGAGCCTATGTCGATTGGGAGACGGTCGAGGCGCTCGGTTCCGTCCACAAGTATCCGAACGAGAAGAAGCACCAGTTCGATAAGCACGGCATGTCCGAGAAGGCCAAGGAGGCGCAGGTCAAGGCTGAGGCGCAAGCCAAGGCTCAAGCGGAAGCCGAGGCTAAGGCGGTCGCCGAGCACGCCGAGAACTGGTTCCTCGTCATGCCGGGCGTCGAGATCGAGATCATTCACCGCAAGGCTGCGGCATGAGCGTCCGCAAGCACATTCGTCCCAAAGACATTGTCACGATGGCGAAGCATCTGCTGTCGATCGCGACGCCAGATGGCGAGTGTCTTGTTCTTGACCCGGGGAAGAAAGATCGGCCGTATGTGCAGTTCAAAGGGGTGTGCTGGCCAGCGGCGCGTTTAGTGTTCGCTGCTCTGGTCGAAGACCCGGGTGATGATGACGTGCACCACATTTGCGAGAACAAGCCGTGCATATTTCCAGAGCATTTGGAGCGCAAGACGCGCGCTGACCATCTGGCGGTGCACGATCATTCAGCGTTTCAGCGGGATAAGACGCATTGCCCGCACGGACACGCCTACACGGACGAGAATACGGCAATCTATAACGGCAAACGCATTTGCCGCGAGTGTAATCGAACCAGCGCCCGCGAACGGTGGCGGTTGCGTTGTTGGGGCGTCTAGCCAAGGAGGGCGACATGTCGCGCAAGGGGTTAAATTCGATGGACTTTACGAACCGCAGTTCCGGTCGTCGGGGGGGCAGTCACGTGGACGATTGGAGCGAGTTCGAGAAGAAGGTACGCAAGCTGGCCAATGATCCGGCGATCTCGAAGATTTACGACAACCTTCACGACGACAAGGGCGTCTATTACAACGACGGGTCGTTCGGCGGCGGCTTCGCGCGCTGCTATGAGAGCCACCCGCCGCTCAAGCTGCCCGGGACGGAGTTCGTGATCTATGGCGGCTCGTGCTCCGCGCCGATCGTCAAGGACGCCGACATTTACATCGGCTTCGATAGCACGATGAAGGAGATGAACAAAAAGTTCCATTGGATCAAGGGCGACGAGGTCCGCTTCCTCATTCCCGACATGGGAGTGCCCAAGGACGCCGAGGAATTTCGGCGGATGGTCGAATGGGTGAAGAAGCAGCTGGCGAAGAAGGCCAAGATACATGCCGGCTGCATCGGCGGGCACGGGCGGACCGGAACCTTCCTCGCGGCGCTCGTCAGCCTCTTCGGCGAGCAGGACGCGGTCGAATACGTGCGCAAGAATTACTGCCACAAGGCGGTCGAGAGCGCGACGCAGACCAAGTTCCTGACCGATCAGTTCGGGATCAAGAAGGCCAAGGGGCACAAGAGCGGGTCGACCTCGGTCGTGTCGAAGACCGTCAACTATTCTCCCGCCAAGAGCGCGGGCAAGGATAGGTTCGCGCCGCTCCCGGGACAGGGCGGAATTTGGTAAGTATACGGCGAGGCGCGTGCAATCAATTGCATTTTCTTGTTGTCGGCGAGCGGCCGGGGAGTAGAATGAAGCTGTGTCCACGCTGTCCAAGGAGGGATTTGAAAGTGCTCAAACACGGACATTCAAGACCATCAAAAGGAGGGCCTACGGCCACCTATATATCGTGGAAACGGATGATTGAGCGTTGCTTAAACCCGAAGCACGTCAGCTTTCACAAGTATGGGGCGAAAAGCTCTATGGGGTTCCGAAAACGACGTTGCTGCGGCGTCTGTCTAAAGGCTTGAGCCTTGAACAAGCACTTACGAAAGCCAACCAACAAGGAGGTTGATATGGCTCTGAATTTCAAGTCCTTGAATGGTATGAGCGCCATCAAGAAGATCGGCATCAATCAGTCGGCTTTCGACTGGCTCGCTCAGTCTCAAGTCGTCGTCAAGTTGAAGTCTAACAAGTTCACCTTCTATTTCATCGACGACCACGGCAAGGAAACCTTGAAAGAGGTTCCGGTCACGATCGACGACTTGCAGCAGCTGAACGCTGGCAAGCTCCCGTTGACGAAGAAGATCACGCTCAGCGGCGCGCTCGCCAAGGCCATACAGGACCTGATGATCGCGGCCGGCGAGATGCTCATTGTCGACGAGGGTATGGTAGTCCTTCACGAGGACCCGGGCGACGGGATCGAGAAGACGCCGATCTCGAACGGGGGTTGGGGTCCGACCCTCACTATGGTCGACGCGGGCGCGCTGGCGCATCTGCCGCCGCTTCACGTTATCCCCGCTAAGGGCGTCGAGCAGTCGTCGGCGTGGGGCGTGTTCGACCTCCACGCGATCAAGACCGCCTTCCCGGTCAAGCTGCGCGACGCCGACAAGATGTATCAGCCTGTGCGCGGAACCTCGGTGGGCTCGCGCTATTACATGGTCGGAGCCAACAAGGACATTCGCGTCGCGGCCCGCCTCCAAGGTGGCAGCTTGTCGGTCAGGATCGAGGGGCCGGGCCTCGCCAAGCATCAGAACGCGATCTCGGAGGCCGGCATAACCATCAACGCCGGCAAGGATTACGCCAGCGTTCACTTGAACGTCGGCGGCGACATGGTGCTCGCGAGCAAGACGCTCGGCGCGGTCCTGATGGGCCTCGGCGTCACGCTCGATACGCCCATGCCGAACCTCGCTCTGATCAAGGGAGCTTGAGATGATCAGCGTTGAGGACTTCCTGACTTTGAAGGTTGGCGACCTCCTAGAGGCCGACCCGCTGTTCAATGGCTTGTCGGACGAACCAGTCGTGCTGCGCGTCGCGACTGACGGCGCGGACCGCAAGGATTTCGTCGCGACCTATCTTGGCGTTACCTTGGGTCGTTGGAGTGCAAAGCGTAACGGGGGGAGGCTGTCGTGGACTTTCAAGTGAACAAGTCGGACCTTTACAGCGTCGCGGACATTCTCGGGATGACCGTCGAGCTCGATTACGCGACCGGCAAGCTATCCGGCAAGGCCGAGCGCGCGATGTTCCTTGGCGACCTCTCCCTCCCCTTGAAGCCGAAGATCGCCGGCTCGCTGCTGCTGCCCGAGTGCATTTTCGCCGCCGTCAACGTGCTCGGCAATCTCGCCTTGCTCGTCGTCATCAGTGAAAGCGGGCCGCAAAGGTGCACGGTCCACGTGCTGAACCTCGCCAAGATGGACCAGCTCGACACGTGGCTGGACAAGAAGAAACCGAAGACGCGCGGGGAGGCGCTGGAGCTGCTCGGCAGCGCGGTCGTCAAATCCTATCGCCGCGTCAACACGACCAAATGGGAGCCAATGTGACCTGTGAGCCAAGTTTGCAATTAATGGCATGTTTGACGCACGAGCGACTGTTAGAGCTACTTGATTACGACCCCGCGACCGGGGTGTTTCGCTGGCGCGTCTCGCCGAACAATCGCGTCAAGGTCGGTAGTGTCGCCGGGGCAGTTCGACCCGACGGTTATAGCCAGATCAGGATCGACGGGAAGCGTTACATGCTCTCACGATTGGCCGTCTTCTACGTGGAGGGCAAATGGCCAACCAAATTGGTCGACCACAAGAACCGGACGCGCACGGACGCCCGCTATGCGAACTTGCGGCACGCCACACAACAGCAGAATTGCGCGAACAGGAGTTTGGCAAAAAACAACAGCACCGGCTTGAAGGGCGTGCATTACGACGCATCCCGTGGCCTCTATCGTGTGCGGATAATGCGGAATGGAGTTCGGCGTTCACTTGGGTTCTTCGTTGAAAAGGAAGCGGCAGGCGCGGCTTATAATGATGCCGCCGTCCCGCTGGATGGAGAGTTTACCGCATGTCTCTGATATTCTGGACCGCCGCGAAGCAGGAGCTGATCAACCTCACCTTCGCGCAATCCTTGAAGTCGTTCCGCCCCAACATTCCCAAGCACAGCTTCGCTCCTTGGAGTGAGTTCGCCGTCCCGCCCGAACCGGGCGCGGGCGACGTCGTGCTTGTGGCCGGCAATAAACCACTCGACACGCTCCGCAAGGCCGGCATCGTGCACAAGGGCCGCACGCTCAATTCGCTGCGGGAGACCCCGATCAAGCGCGAGAGCGGCGGACATTACCTCGTGACCTTCGACCCGGCGCTGACGCAGACCGAGTTCGACAAGAAGGCGGTCATGGATTGGGACGTGCGTCTGGCGCACCGTCTCATGACGACGGGCGGGCTCAAGCCCGTGATCGGGAAGTATGAGTGGGTCGGCACCTTTCTACCTATCATCGAGAAGGTCGAGGCCAAGTTTGCAATTAATGGCAAGCCGGTCGACGTCACCATGGATACGGAGACGATGGGTCTCTACCCGTGGTATCCCGAGCGAGACCTTGTCTCGATCTCGTTCACGGTCGAGGCGGGTCACTCCGCCGTCCTGTATTTGCACTCGTCGAAGACGCCGGTCCCCATCCCTAACAGCGGGCCGTCGCTGTTCGAGCAGATCAACTGGCTCCTAACCTCGCCCAAGGTCAAATTGCGCGGCGCGAACCTCAAATTCGACCTCGTATGGATCGAGACGAAGTGGGGCATCCACTGCACGAACTTCAAGTTCGACACGCTGCTGGTCGGCTCCATCCTAGACGAGAACCGTTCGAACAGCCTCAACTTGCACGCCAAGGTCTATACGTCCATGGGCGGCTATGACGACGACCTGAACAGCAAATACGACAAGGGCAAGATGGAGGACATCCCGCTCGATGATCTCTTGCCTTACGCGGGCGGCGACACTGACGCCTGCCATCAGGTGGCGGACACTTTGCGGGACGAGCTGACCGAGGATCATCAGCTGACCCGCTTCTACGTCAAGATTTTGCACCCTGCCGCCCGGGCCTTCGAGAAGATCGAGCGCAACGGCATCGTCGTCGACGTGGAGAAGATGCACGCGCTGCGCGAGGAGCTGCGCGGCGTCATCAAGGCCAGCACGGACCGGCAGCTGTCGCTGCTCCCGACCATGATGCGGACGAAATACCGCGAGCGGATCGAGGAGCAGATCGCGCAAGGCAAGAACCCGATGCTGCCCTCGATCGTGAAGGAATACTTCTTCTCGCCGCGCGGGCTGAACCTGACGCCGAAGGAGGTCACGGAGAAGACCAAGGAGCCATCGCTGGCCAAGGCGCACTTGCGCCAGTTCGCCGACAACCCGGACGCCAAGGCGATGGTCGCGGCTATGACCGAGGGCGACAGCGCGTCCAAGACCCTCTCGACCTTTGTCGACGGCTTCTTGAAGCACCTTCGGCCCGACGGCCGGTTCCATCCGACCTTCATGCTCTACAAGGGCGATTTCAACGACGAGGCCGATAATGAGAGCGGCACGAACACCGGCCGCTTGTCGGCCAAGGACGTGGCGATCCAGTGCATGGTAGGCGAGACGGTGGTCACGACATCTGTCGGACCTGTTCGTCTCGATGCAATAGTTGAAGTTGGTGGCCACGGATATAAAGTTCTGACGCACACGGGCGCGTGGCGTAACGTCATAGGTGTTTACCGCAACGGTGTTCGGCCGGTTTTTAGAGTTCGAACAGTGTCTGGCGTAGAAGTAATCTGCACAGGCAACCATCCGATACTGACGCGACGTGGTTGGGTTAGGACGGACCTACTGGAGATCGGGGATGCCTGCTTTGTTTGGAAACCAGAACGCAAAGAAACACGGGCACTCAGCGGGAGGCTCAGTGAGCCGAGAGTATCATTCTTGGACCGCGATGAAGAACAGATGTTCCTCTACGGGGAGCAAGGACTATGCCCGCTACGGCGCGAATGGAATCAACTACGATCCAACGTGGGAGAAGTTCGAGACGTTTTTGAAAGACATGGGGCCTCGCCCTCCGGGCACGTCATTGGACCGTTCAGACAACACGAAAGGGTATTCGAAGGCGAATTGCCGATGGGCTACGCCAACACAACAACAGTCGAACAGAGCTATCACGAAGTTTATTACGCACAACGGGCATACCAAGACGGAAGCCCAGTGGGCGAAGGATGCGGGCATATCGCGTGGGATGCTGCATTATCGGCTAAGTGTCGGTCTCCCTATGGAAGCAGCATTGGCGTCGGAGAAGAGGCGGACTGGACCGCTTTCGAAGAAGACCACGTCGTCTCCGTAACCTACGCCGGTAGAGAGGAAACTTTCGATCTTACAATCGAGGATTGCCACTCGTTTGTGGCGAACGGTCTTGTCGTACACAACACCCTGCCCAAGAAGACGACTTGGGCCAAGAAGCTGCGCGCGTGCTATCCCGCGCCTAAGGGCAAGGTTTGCTTGTCCGTCGATTACAGCCAAGGCGAGCTCAAGGTCGTGGCCTGCGTCGCGCCCGAGCCGACCATGATCAACGCTTATCTCGAAGGGCTCGACCTCCACGCCGTCACCGGGGCCAAGCTGGCGCAGGTCGACGTTCAGGAGTTCCTGACGTGGAAGGATCATACGGACACGGCCCTCGCCGCGCTGTTCGAGAAGTATCGTGGCAACGCAAAGCCGGCGAACTTCGGCCTTCTCTACGGCATGTCGGCCGAGGGCTTCCAAGCCTACGCATGGGCGGCTTACGGCCTCAAGATCACGCTTGAGGAAGCGACCAAGATGCGCGACGCCTTCTTCAAGCTTTACCCGGGCCTGCTCGACTACCACGACAATCAGCGCGAGATCGTCAGGGTCAGCCAGATGGTGCGCTCGCCGCTCGGCCGCATCCGTCATCTACCGATGATCCGCAGTTGGGACCGGTTCGTAAAATCCAAGGCCGAACGGCAAGCGATCAATTCGCCGATCCAGTCCTGCTTGAACGACATGATGTTGTGGGCCGTGGCGCTGATCGACGACGCCTATCCGAACGGCGAAATCGAAATGGTGGCGACGATCCACGACGCCTTGATCGCCTACGTCCCCGAGCAGGATCATCAGTTGTGGGCGGCGCGCATCGTCGAGATCATGGCGAACCTACCGTTGCATGAGATGGGCTGGATACCGCCGTTGCAGTTCACGGCCGACGCCGAGGCCGGGCCTGACCTCGCACATATGAAAAAGTTGAGTTTCGCGGCATAGTGTGCAATTGATTGCACCGCCCGGATTATGTTGCGGCGGATGCAGGAGCAGACATGGCGGCCGAAGACAAGCAGACCGCGCAGGTCTATAAATTCACGGCTTTGAACAAGGCGGACAACACCCCGGGGCGGCTCCTAAAGGACCTCGGCCCGGGCGGCTACAATCCCGAGGGCAACGCCGTCCAGCCAAACGCCTTCGAGCCGGAAGACGAGTATCAGCAGCTCTACGTCGGCGCGACCCGCGACCAAGGCATCGTCCAGCCGCCCTATGTGCTGCGGACCCTCGACCGCCTGAGCCAAGAGAACAACACCCTCGGCCCCTGCATTGAGGCCATGGTCACGAACATCGACGGCACCGGCTACAGCTTCGAGGCTGACGACGAGGAGGCCGACGACAAGGACGACGACACCAAAATCGACGCCCTGACCGAGTTCTTCGCCCAGCCTTGGCCGGGCATGTCCTTCACGACCATTCGCAAGAAGCTGCGCCGCGATTTGCACCGGACCGGCAACGCCTACATCGAAATCCTCCGCAACCCGCAGGACGAGATCGTTTTCTTCCGTTGGGTTGACGCCAAGATGATGCGCATGTTGCGCCTCGACGACGCCGTGCCCGTCGACCAGACCGTCATTCGCGGCGGCAAGCCTGTCACCATCAAGACCATGACCCGCGAGCGGCGTTACTGCCAGCTCGTGAACGGTGTCAGCTTGATGTATTTCAAGGAGTTCGGCTCCAAGCGCGATCTCCATAAGAAGACGGCCGTTTGGGCTCCGCAGGGCCAGCGCCTGCCGGCGAACATGCGCGGCACGGAGATCATGCACTTCATCACCCTGCCCGACAGCCACACGCCTTACGGCATCCCGTTGTGGGTGAACCAAACCCCCTCGGTGCTCGGCTCGCGCAAGGCCGAGGAGTTCAATCTGGAGTTCTTTGACAACGGCGGCGTCCCGCCCGTGATGATCCTGTTGCAGGGCGGCACGTTGCAGGCCGAGACCCGCAAGGCGATCGAGCAAATGTCGACCGGCGAGGCCAGACGCAATAATCGTATGCGCGTGCTCGAAGTCGAGCCTTCGGGCGGCTCCTTGGAGAACACGCCGCAGGCGCGCGTCACCGTCGAACGCTTCGGCTCCGAACGCCAAGCCGACAGCATGTTCGAGAAATACGACGAGAAGTGCGAGCTTCGCGTCCGCCGTTCCTTCCGCCTGCCGCCGATCTTCGTTGGTCAGGCTGGCGACTATTCGTTCGCGACCGCCTTCGCCAGCTACACGGTGGCCGAAGCGCAGGTGTTCAAGCCCGAGCGCGACGAGTTCGACGAGATGATCTCCGTGCGCTTGCTGCCGTCGATGGGCTTTGACGGCTACAGCCTGCGCTCCAAGCCGCTCGTGATCGAGGACGCGACCCTCAAGCTGCAAGGCATCGAGGTCGCGATGGGCACGAACCAAGTCGAGATGGAGGACGTGATCACGGAAGTGAACGACGTCACCGGCACCCATCTCAAGGTCTCTACCCGTTTGAAGACGCAGCAGGTCGCCGAACAGAACAAGAACCACAACGACTTCATGAGCTCGTCCTCGGGGCCGCAGGGCTCGATCGGCTTGCGCCCGGGCGGAACCCTCGCTGGAGCCATGCAGCAGGGCGCTGTTACCCCGCTCGCCCCCGGCGCGACACAGCAGAAGGCCCCCGGCTCTCCCCCGCCGTCTCCCGGCCCCGGCGACCAGACCGGCAAGCCCGTGAAGTCTCCAGCCGCCCCGCCCGTTTCCGGCACGAACGCCAAATCGACGCCGGTCGGCGCTCCCGCGCGCAAGGCGGAAGGGATGCACGTCGCGCAGCTGGCGCTTGAGACGATGACCGCCATGCGTAAGCGCGACTACCCGGTCCTCGCTGAAAACCTCGAAATCATCGGGCTGCTCGACGAGGCCGCGCGCGGCGCGTTCGATGACGCCGTGGCGCAGCTCAGCTTCGTCGACGCCTCTCTCGACCCGGACGGCCTCAAGGAGCTGGCCGGGTGTGCCCTCGCCGTCATGGCGGGCCATCACCACGACCACTCCCATTAAGGAGGCCCCATGAGCTACTTCACCCGGCTCCAGAAATGGGGGCGCGACCACAGGGGCCAATACGCCAAGCCCGAGGACGCCGCCCCGCCGCCCCATCTCCGCGACAAGAACAAGAGCACGGAGAAGCAGGGGGCAAAGGCCACCAGCAAGCAGAAGGGTAAGGACTGCCCCGGAAACGGGGCTTTCTAATGCCGCTGCCTCAGGCTTTCATCGCGATTGAGAAGACCATGGCCTCGGCGATGCACGTCCAATGGGACGCGCTGGCCAAGGAGATCATGGGCAAGGTCAACGAGCTCGTGGAGAAACGTGATTGGGCCGGCGCGCACGCGCTCGCCGATCAGCTCACCCTCCAAGGCGTCGTGACGGAGGTTCGACCGAAGCTGCATGAGATGGCGGTCGCCGCCATGCTGTTCGGGGCGCATCATGTCGCCGGCTCGGTCAAGGCCACGTCCTTTGCCCAAGGCGATCCGCTGCCCAAGGAGATGCAGACCGCGCTCGACCAGCTTGAGACCATGGTCGAACAGGACGCTGCCGATTACGTGCGCAATCAGTTGCACGCGATGATCACCAAGCTCCAGCAGAAGGACGAGACGACCCATTTCCAGAAGGACGACATCTCCGAAGAGCAGCTCGAAGAGACTGGCGGTCTGATGGAGCCCGATCAGGGGGGCAAGCGCAAGAAGACCAAGAAGGGCGACCTCAAGACGCTCTACGTCCGCCGCGACCTCGTCAACGCACAGGAGCTACACGCTTGGGCGCTGACGCAGGGCTTCAAGACCGTCCTGCCGCAAGAGGACATGCACGTCACCGTTTGCTACAGCAAGGCGCTGGTCGACTGGAACGCCATCGAACCCGCCGAGGGCCGGCTGGACGTGCCCGAGCACGCGGGCGACCGCGAGATCGCCGTGTTCGGCGAGGCCATCGTGCTGACCTTCGACAGCGACGAGCTGCAACGCGATCACGCTGCGTTCCGCGAGGACGGCGCGAGCTTTGACTTCGACGAATACCAGCCACACGTCACGATCAGCTATGGCGAGCTGCCGGATCATCCGGTCGAGCCTTATCGCGGCCCGCTGGTCTTCGGCCCGGAGATTTTTCAAGAGATCAAGCCCGGCTGGGCCGACGATCTTGAAGAGACCGAACTGCGCAAGGCCGAGAAGGCCCTTCACGAGATGCTCAACGACGCCGTGCTGAACGGCGGCAAAGTGGCGATCGACGTCGGCGCGAACCTGACGACCTCGCGGCTGGTCTCGTTCGGCTTCCTCGCCGAGGCGACCAAGAGTGGCGTCGACGAATATCAGATCAACGAAGTCCTCGACACCAAGACCTGCCCGGTTTGCCAATACATGCACGGCAAGACCTTCCGGGTGCAGAACGAATACGGCCGGCTGTTGCAGGCGCTCTCGACCAGCGACCCGCAGGAGCTGAAGACCATCTCGCCGTGGCCCTCGCAGAGCAAGGCCGGGCTGAAAGACCTTTACGACATGGACCCGGGCGAGATGCAGGGCGCGGGCTACGGCTCGCCGCCGTTCCATCCGGGTTGTCGTGGGATGCTCGTGCAGGTTGGCGAGGTCTCCGAGAACGTCCCGCTCGGCGGCCCGCGTGACGAGGAAGACGACGACAAGCTCACGACGCTGACCATCGACGGGCTATCCGACGCGGCCGACGCGGTCGAGGCCGATACAGCGTGGGAAGGTGAACGGGTCGACGAGCTCGACGCCGCGATCGACGAGATCGAGGACGAGGACCTCAAGGATCAGGCCCGCGAGGCGTTCGACGCCGGGGATTACGAGACAACCCTGAGCATCGCCGAGGAAGCCGACGAGCAGGCTGACGCCGACGCCGCCGCCGACGAAGCGATGGACACCGCCAAGGACATATGGTCGCAGGACGAGATCGACGCTCTCGGCTGGGAACGGTTCGACGTGACCGACCCGGACGCTTTCTCGCAGATCGACGACGCCTATGACGACGGCGATTACGACAAGGCCGAGGCGCTCTTGACCAAGTGGAAGAAGGCGAACGGCGTCACCAAGGACGATACGCCCGAGGCCGCCGAGGACAATTACGGCCCCAACGCTGGCAAGAAGAAGCGCAAGGCGCAACAGCGCGCCGACCGGGCGCAGGACTATAACGACATCAAGCCCGACAGCTCGAACGTCGCTTTCGACGCCGGCACTTCCGATGACAGCACCGCGCCGCTAGATCGCAATTAATTGCACGGCTGGTCTAAAGCCTGTTCCACGTTGCGCAGTTAATTGCACAATTCCATTGAGCCCCGGTCAGCCCTGTGTAAATTCCCGGCTCAGGCGAAATGATCAGGGGACCAAATACGTGGCGTCCAATGCCCGGCTTGTTAGGTTGGCGAAGCGCGATAACCGCGCCGTCAACCATGCGCGCAAGGTGGCGGAAACCGCTAACGGCATCCTGATCAAGAAGCTCGACCAAGAAGAGCAGGTCGTTTTCGGGGAAGTCTACGCCCCCGGTTTTCCTGACAGCCAAGGCGACTTCATGTCGGCCGAGGAGATCAAGAAGATGGGCTACGGCTTCATGCGCAAGGGCCTTACGTCGAACATCGACGTTAACCATTCGCAGGACCCTTCCGGCTCCTATGTCGTCGAGAGCTTCATCGCCCGCAAAGACGACCCGACGTTTCTTCCTGACAGCTGGGTTATTGGCGTGAAAATTCCCGACCCCACGACATGGGGGTTGGTCAAGTCCGGGGAGCTGAACGGCTTCTCCCTCGACGGCATCGGAGTTCGAACCGACGCGGTCTTCGAGGTCGAGATGCCAGACTTGCTCAAGGGCGAGACCGACGACGTTCGGGGACACACTCACACCTTCACCGTGAAGTTCGACGCGGATGGCAACTTCCTCGGCGGCTACACGGACCCGGGACCGAACGGGCACGTTCACCAGATTTCGCGTGGGACGGTCACGGAGAAGGCCGACCACCACACGCATCGCTTCTCGTTCGTTGAGGGAGTGCTCAATGCCAACATTTCAAATTAAGGCGACCGAGCTGACCGACACGGACGTGAGTTTCGTTTCGCTGGTGAAGCGGGGCGCGAACCGCATCCCGTTTCGGATCACCAAAGGGGACCAAGATATGATCGACCTCCACAAGATCGGTCGCTCGCTTTTCCGCAAGGCCGACACGGCTCCCGCCGTGGTTGGCGTCGTCGCGCGCAAGGGAGCGGACCTGAAGGCCATTCGCGCGGTGATGAAGGCCGCCGACATTCCCTACGGCAACTTCGTCAAGAAGTCGGACGGCGCGGAAGGCACCGTCATCTACAAGGCGGCCGGCGACCATGAAGGCGTCATGCTGCTGAAGATGAACGATGACTTCGCCCTCGTCGTCAGCAACCTCAAGAAGGCGTTTCAGGGTTACGATTTCGACAGCAAGGACTTCAAGTCCGTGCACGCAACGAACTCGTTCGCCTCCTCGGTTTCGGCGGCGTTCGACAGCCTCCGCAACACCATCGCCAACATCATGGACGGCTCCAAGGACCCGAAGGGCGCGTCCAGCGAGATCGAGAGCGCGATCGACGAGTTCAAGGATCACGTCTCGACGCTGGTTTCCGGCCTGCCCGAGAAGGCGATGAAGGCCGACGCCGCGCTCCTGAAGGCTTCCAAGCCGCAGGACGATGGCGACGAGCAGGACGCCGACGATCAGGACGATGACGACAATGACGGCGGCGGAACCGACGACGATCAGGAAACTGGCGACGATCAGGGCGACAACGCCAACGGCGGCAAGAAGACGACCATGAAGTCGTCCGACGGCAAGGAACTCGACGACGAGGGCGACCCCGGCGCAAAGGACCCGCTGATGCCGGCCAAGAAGGACGACGCTGGCAAGAACGGCACGGGCGCGGGCGCTGAAATGGGCAAGGGCACGGAGACCAATCCGCGCGCGACCGCCGACGACGAGCAGAATACCGAAGTCAACGCCAAGCCGGGCGGCAAGACCTCTGGCACGGACACGGGCCTGCCCGCGAAGGCGAAGGCTCCGACCAAGAAGGCCGCTGGCTGCGAGCAGGACGACGACGACAGCTCCAACGGCGCGCAGGGCGACATTCCGGCGAAAGCCAAGGCCAAGACCAAGAAGAGCACGTGGCACGGGCAAGGCGGTAACGACGCCGAGAAGCCCCCCAAGGGCTCGACCACGCGCAACAGCTTCGACGCTGACTGCGATGGCGACGGCGATGACGACACCGTGATGACCGGTGAAAGCGCGGCCGGCGAAGGCGCTGCGGAACCGCCCGCCGACAGTGAAGCGGCCAACGCTCGCGGCACCGCCGACGATCAGCGCGGCTCCAAGAACACCGGCCGCCCGGGCGCGGCGACGCTCGACATGAACGGGGTTCCCGCGAAAGCCAAGGCCCCGACGACGAAAACCGAAGCCGAACGCAACGTCGGCAAGAAGGGCAAGAACCCCGTGCAGGAAGAGGAGGAGAGCATCTCCGGGGCCGGCGCGCAGGAAAAGGACGTCCAGACCTACAAGTCTGACGATCCGGTCATGAAGGCCATCTCGGCGCTCGCCAAGAGCATGGAGAAGGGTTTCGCGACCGTGAACGACAAGGTGGCCAAGATCGACCAGCGCGTCGATGGCGTGGCCTCCATGGCGAAGAAGACCGACGCGGCTCTCAACGGCACCGTGTTCGGCGACGCGGCGAATGATGAACCCGCCCGGACGCAAAAGTCCGATCGCGGCTCGGCCCCGCCGCTCCTCGATACCGCATATGCCCGCAGGACCGCGTAAGCGGACAGCAGCTCAAACTGAAACGGAGACCAAAGAAAATGTCCAGCAACAGCAGCCTCCTCCGCAAGGCCGACATCGCCATCGCGGACCTCCAGTCCAACGGCGGTGAGCTCTCGCCCGAACAGGGCGCGGCGTTCATCCGCAAGCTGATCAAGCAGCCGACGCTGATCCGCGTTTGCCGCGTGATCGAAATGGTCTCGCCCATCCGCAAGATCAACAAAATCGGTTTCGGCTCGCGCATCCTGCGCAAGGCGACCTCGGCGACTGCCCTGCCGCAGAACGCCGCCAACGGCCTGTCGACCGGCCTCGGCGGTCGCGCCAAGCCGACGACCGAACAGATCGAGCTGACCACGTCGGAGCAGATCGCCGAAGTGCGCATCCCCTACGACGTGATGGAAGACAACATCGAGCGCGCCACCACGGCGACCAACGAGCTGCCGAACACCGGTCCGGCTGGCTTGCGTCAGACGATCATTGACTTGATCGCCGAACGCGCCGCGCTCGACATGGAAGAGCTCGCGCTGCTCGCCGACACCAACTACACGAACGGCGCGGACAGCGACGACCAAGCCTACCTGAGCCAGTTCGACGGTTGGCTCAAGAAGGCCAACACCCTCGGCAACGTCTATGACGCTGGCGGCGGCTCGATCTCGAAGAGCATCTTCAAGTATGGCCTGAAAACCATGCCGACGCAGTATCAGCGCAACAAGGCCGCGTTGAACCACTTCGTCTCGGTGAACAACGAGACCGAATATCGCGACACCCTCGCGGACCGTGGCACGGCGCTGGGCGACCAGATGACCCAAGGCACCAGCCCGACCTTCGCCTACGGCTCGCCCGTGGTGCCGGTCGCTCTGATGCCCGAGAGCAACGGCCTCTATACCGATCCGCTCAACCTGATCTTCGGCATCCAGCGTCAGGTCAGCATGGAGTTTGACAAGGACATCAGCGCCCGCGTCTACATTATCGTCCTGACGGCTCGTATCGCCTTCCAGATCGAGGAGACCGAGGCGATCGTCGAATACGAGAACATCGCCACGGTCTAATCCGTGCAATCAATTGCAAACCGAAAGGAGCCGGGGTATCTTGCCTCGGCTTCTTTTTTGAGAGCCTGCTAGGAGAGCACAATGAGCATTACCGCAGAACTGCGTCACCCCGCGCGCTTGAATTGGCGCGGTCGCTACCTGTTCAAAAAGGGCGAGCCCTTGGAGATCGACCGCGAGACGGCGGCCATCCTCGACGAGGACGATCGCTTCAAGGTCAAGGGCTTCACGTCGGAAGCCACGCCGGCCGCGACCAAGGGCAAGGTGAACATCAAGGTCGGCACCGCCAAGGAGCCGAAGGCCGCCGCGCCGGCTGGCGAACAACCCTCCAACGCGGTGACGGTGTAACATGCTGCTCGCCTCGGTCGCCGACGTTCGGAGCCAGCTCGGCTTCGCCAAATGCTGACCCATGAGCGGCTGTTGCAACTTTTGACCTACGATCCCGTCACCGGAGTTTTTCGGTGGCGGTATTCTAGGCGAGGTTGTTCCGCAGGGGCTGTCGCCGGCCGTGTTAAGCCTGACGGTTATCGCCAAATCATGCTTGATAGTCGAGCCTATTACGCTCAGCGTTTGGCGTTATTCTATGTGACGGGAGAATGGCCTGAGCGCGAAGTCGACCATAAAGATGGCTGTAGGGACAATAACGCATGGTCGAATTTGCGTGATGCCACTCGTCGGCAAAATATGTGGAACACGAAGTTAGCCCGTCTTATTCACCCGACCGACGCGCATTGCTGATTTTCTTCGTGACATGATTGCGTACGCAATTCCGCATTGCGTGTTTTTCGCTGGGTCGATCCGCACTTTCGAACGCGTTGGAGTTGG